ATGATCCAGAAAGCGATTCCATTCAGGTTGTAAAAATGGTTGCCGGACTAACCGAAGTAGCCAACAAAGCGGCTCAAACCGGACTTAACCTTCTGGCGGCAAACAAGGACGCGGCAAAGACTAGCAATAGCGCTCCATCAGGGCTAAATCATTTCTATGGAGAAATCGACACTTAACCCGGCATTAAAGCCGTTCTGGTTGCAACCAGCCAGAAATAGGGTTTTATACGGTGGTCGAGCATCATCAAAGAGTTGGGATGCGGCGGGGTTCGCAACCTTTCTTGCTGACAATTACAAGCTGCGTGTTCTGTGTGTCAGGCAGTTCCAGAACAAAATAACCGAGTCTGTTTATTCACTGCTCAAGATACAGATTGAGCGCTTCCGTCTTGGTGATAGGTTCGATGTTCAACAGAACAAAATCTACAACACCGCCACTGATAGCGAGTTCATGTTCTATGGCTTGTGGCGCTCAATCGATGAAATTAAATCTCTGGAAGGGATTGATATTTTATGGATAGAAGAAGCGCACAACCTAACCGAAGAACAGTGGAAGATATTAGAGCCGACCATCCGTAAATCAGGCTCACAAATTTGGGTGATCTTCAACCCGCGATTAATCAGTGATTTTGTTTATAAGCGTTTCGTACTTAATCCTCCTCCTAATACCATTACCCGCAAGATAAACTACGATGAAAACCCGTTTTTATCGGGCACGATGTCGCAGATTATCGAAGCGGCAAAGCTTGAGGATTATGAAGAGTACGAGCATATTTACCTGGGCGAGCCACGACAGGACGATGACAGCGTAATTATCAAGCGCTCTTGGATACTGGCGGCGATTGACGCTCATAAGGCGCTTAATTTTGAGCCAGCAGGCCGTAAGCGAATAGGCTTTGATGTTGCTGATTCTGGCGCGGATAAATGCGCCAATGTTTGCTCACATGGGTCCGTAGTTATCTGGGCGGATATGTGGAAAGGTGCAGAAGATGAGCTGCTAAAATCCTGCAAGCGTACTTATCATTCTGCTATTGAGCGACAGGCCGCGATTATTTATGACTGTATCGGCGTTGGAGCGTCATCCGGGGCAAAATTTGCCGAAATAAACGAGGAGCTAAACACTCGTGTCGTCTATTCAAAATTTAACGCTGGCGGCGCTGTATTAAAGCCTGAAGCGGAATATTCGACCGACATAAAGAATAAGGATATGTTCAGTAATCTAAAAGCTCAGGCTTGGTGGTTGCTGTCCGATCGGTTCAGGAATACCTATAACGCCATTCATAAAGGCGAAAAATTCAAGGATGATGAACTGATTAGCTTGTCATCCGACTTGCCTTATCTGGATTTGCTAATCGACGAGCTCTCGGTGCCTAAGCGTGACTACGACCCAAACGGGCGGGTCAAGGTTGAAAGTAAAAAGGACTTGGCAAAGCGCGACATTCCATCACCCAACTTAGCAGACGCATTAATCATGTCACAACAAATAGCGGTCAGCGCATGGGATGAGTATCGATGAGGATCATAAAAGCGCTTAAGAAAATAGGCGACGGCTACATTAACCTAGTCGGCAATTACGGACAGACTGGCAGCAATATTGCCTCGGGCGGCGCGTATCTCAATAATTTCGAGTCTCGCAAGCCGCAAGAATTAAGGACGCTATACCGGACTAGCTTTATCATTCGCCGGGTGTGCGATTCCCGCGCCGAGGATATGACTAAGGCAGGGATACGGATCGATTCAGAGCTCGACCCGGCTGTAGTTAAAGATTGTCAGGAAGAATTAAATGGACTGAATTTTTGGGACCAGTTAGCTGATACGATTCGCTGGTCGTCCCTGTTCGGGACTGCGTTTATTATGCCCATCATTGACGGGCAGGACGTTGAAAATCCGTTTAAAAAAGAATCGGTCGGCAAAGGTCAGTTGCGCGGCTTTCAGGTATTTGACCGTTGGCAGCTGGTACCGTCATGGCAGGACGGGCGTATTACCGAATTAGGGCGCAATAACGGTTACCCGATTTATTACATCACTATTGCCAATGGCATGGGGATTCCCAATCTTAAAATACACCATACCCGGTTATTTAGGATTGATGCCACGCCATTGCCGTTTTATGACCGGTACACGGAGAACTTTTACAGCGCGTCAGTCGTTGAATCGATCATAGACCGGATTAAGGCGTTCGATCAGTCAACTGCGGCCTCAGTAAGCCTGATTGAAGCCGCAAGAAACGACGTGCTTTATACGGACAGTTTGCCGCAAGCGGCGGGTGAGAATTCCGGGCTATACGGGCGCATCTCTGAGAAGTTCAGACAGATGATGCAGTTCCGATCAAACAACGGCCTAACCGTATTGTCTGACACGGATAAGCTTGAGCGACTTACGGTTACGATGACAGGCGTGGCCGAGATTATTGACCGAATGGCGCAGCAGGTGTCGGGCGCAACGGAAATTCCATTATGCCGGTTACTGGGTATGTCGTCAGGCGGCTTGAATGGCGGCGATGGCGATTTGCTTGATGCTTATTACGACGACACCGGCAGGCGGCAGGAAACGCAGTTAAAGGGCATTGTGTCCGATTGCGTGCACATGGCTTTTTTGTCACTGGGCGTCGTTTTCGATAAAAAAGACTTTGGCATTTATTTCTACCCGCTAAAAAAATTAAGCGCGCTGGCTAAGTCCGACATTGCCTCTAAAAATACCGATACGATCATCAAGGCGTTTGAATCGTCACTGATTACTCAATCGGTAGCAATGAAAGAGCTGAAGCAGCTGACCGAAGAAACCGGTATGTTTTCTAACGTGACCGACGAAGATATAGAGGAAGCAGAAAACGCTCCGCCTATCCCCATAATTGATGTAGACGAGTTGGACGATGAAAATAGGGCTGCAAGTTAATTACCATCCCGACCATCGGGATTTACGTTCGGATATACGCTTAATCGGCAATGGACCATTGCTGGCGTTCATTGTCCATGCGCACGGTGAACACCTTGTAAATCTGGTGGTGTTCGATTCTGTGGGCGTTACTCATCGGCGCGAGAATGTTTTTATCAAGCCGAACGGCGAGACGGACATCCCGGCCAATGGCTACGCAACATTGATTAAGCCCATTAATGGCAAAAAGTAGCTGGGAGAAAAGCCACTGGATTGAGTCCCGTTATCATGGTCAGGTTTCGCGCGTTGCTCGTGAAGTGGATCGCATCATCAGCGGTTACGATACCAGCACCGCACAAGGCCGGATAAAGCTACAGCAAGCCTTAAACAGCTATGCTGACTTGCTAGAGCCTTGGGTAGTAACTGAGGCCGGGAAAGTATTCGACAGCCTGAACCGGCAAGACAAAGCCATGTGGTTTAAGTCGTCTGAAAAAATCGGCTCTGGACTTCGAAAAGTCATCAACGAAACGCCTATTGGCGATACGGCGCGTGAATTTATCCGTGACCAAGTTGAACTGATTAAATCACTGCCTATTGATGCCGGCTTAAGGGCGCAGGAAATAGCGAGAGAGGCGATCATAACCGGAGCAAGGCCTGAAGAGATCATGGCTGAGATAAACAATCTTGGCGCAATAACCAAAAACAGGGCGCGACTTATCGCTCGTACTGAGTGCTCAAAAGCATCAAGCGCACTGACTCAGACTAGGGGAAAACGAGTAGGGGCAACGCACGCCATCTGGCGCACCATGAAAGACGCAGCGGTACGCCATAGCCATGAAGAAATGGAAGGAACAACATATTCATTATCTGAGGCGCCGTTAATACCGTCTGAAAACAAACGGTATTTCCCTGGGCAATTCCCTAACTGTCGTTGTTTTCCTGAGATCATTATTCCTGATTTTACTTTATAAATAACTCGGGGTTTTTGCGCCTCAAAACATCAATCTCTCTATTGCTTTGGTTTTGCAGTGCTTGGGAGTATTCGGCATTGATTTTGCCGAATTCTTCATCCCGAACACCTTGAGCAAGATGCGGCATTGCGATATAGGCGGTATGGCCTGTGTCAATGTTGAGCAGTGTTAAGCCGGAGCTTCCAGCAAGACGCCAACAAAGATTAGTGTGCTTTTTATTTTCAAGATGCGCTTTATACCAAAAGCCATCATCGGGGCATGATTTGCTGCGCTCATTGCTGTAATTAATCACAATCTGTTTGCCGTCCATTCCGGCTGCTTGTGACCAGTAAATATCTTTAATTTGTCTCGCTGGCTCTGGTGCTGCGGTTGTTTTAATAGCTTTTTGTGGTTCAGGCTTGATTGCTTGGGTTTTCGGCTCTTCCTGGGCGCGAAGTGCTACTTCATGCCTGTAATAATCGGATAGCAGCTTGTTGGAAATGTCGGCACATTCAGCGCTGGTTTTTTCGTGGAACGAATTGCAAGTTTCAACTGCCTTGTTAAGTGCGGATGAACATTGTTTGATCAGGAATTGAACGCCTTCTTCGTTAAATACGGGGTGAGCGCCGGTTTTATAAATCTCACGAACCGCGCAATCTTTCAGCGCGTCTGCGGTGGCTATGAAATCAGGAACCGTGTCTGATTTAGCAGTAATAGAAACCAGCAAGCAGCACAAAATTATTATTCTTCTCATCGCTATACCCTCTAATTGTTGAACGTCAATTTTACTATACAAATATGAAATTCTACACAGAATCAGCGTTAGGCGAAAAACGCAGACTGACGCCGGAAGGATTTCTGGTGATTGAGGATGTGCCGATAGCCAGAACCGGAGAAATGAACTACGGCGCGAATGAAGTTCCAGGTATTGAGCCGGGATCTGACG